CTTGGATGGGGGCCCGCACGCAGTGCATACACCGCCTGTATAGCGTATTATTATAGCTATACAGTCTATACCCAGAGGAGCCCTCTACAGCCATGGCCGTTACACGTCGTACCCGTTCATTGTCCCCCACGAATACTGGACGTACTCGTGAGGTCTTTGAAGGGCGAAGACGTGATAACGGCAAGTGGGAATCAATTGGCGGAACTCCAGTTATGGGTTCCGCACCCACCTTTCATGGGAGTCAGATAACTGACTCGGAGGAACATCAATGGCCTCCTTCCGGAGGTCAACATGATGTCGGCGGTCCGTTCTTTACGATCAAGAAGTCCGTGAGAAAGAATTTCTCACGGCATTCATGGATCAAAGAACAGGATACCAATCCCGCATTCGAACCCGTCTATGGTCGTTACAGGTTTAACTGTGACGTTCCATGGTCGTGTCCGATCGAGACGGTAGTGGTTGGTAGCGAACTACAGCCTAAGTGGCCTACAGCGCTGAACTCGAGTAATTCGAGTCTAACAGCCCTGGGTGCCACTGCTGCAAGTCGCTGTCGACCGACCGCTGGTGAAGTGGATCTCTCAACGGCGCTAGGTGAGCTCTTTAGAGACGGTATTCCACGTCTCATTGGAGCAAAAACCTGGCGTGAGCGTACTCTTCGCGCGCGTAATGCGGGTGACGAGTATCTCAACGTTGAGTTCGGATGGGACCCCTTGATATCGGACGTCAAATCATTTGGCGAAACCGTTATCAATTCACACTCGATACTTTCACAGTACGAGCGTGATCGAGGTCGTGTCATCCGTAGATCCTATTCATTCCCTGTAGAGGAGAGTTCCACGGATATCGTTTTGTCTACCAACAAAAGCCCTGACGGGCCGCTGTTGTTTGACACTCCGAAAATCCCTGGTTCTCTAATAGGAGGTAAGTGGTCAAGGACCACATCGACGTTTAAACGTCGCTGGTTCTCAGGAGCGTTTGTCTACGGATCACCTGCACGCGTAGAACACGTGCAGACTTCCGCAGGCTTGGCTGAGGAGGCAGACCGTTTGTTCGGTGTGTCTCTCACGCCAGACGTTCTCTGGAACCTTACCCCCTGGAGCTGGGCCATCGATTGGTTTAGTAACACCGGCGATGTACTTTCGTACATGGGCGATGTAATAAGCCAAGGTCTGGTTATGCAGTACGGATACTTTATGGAACATACGTTCCAGAAAGTTGAGTACTCTCTTGTTGGCTGTTCTTATAAGAACGAGGCCATCAGAGTTCCGAACGCTGTCTTAGTTACAGAAACTAAGTCGCGAACGAAAGCAAACCCCTTCGGGTTTGGCGTAACTTGGAACGGTCTTTCTGCCGCCCAAGCCGCCATACTCGCTGCGCTCGGTATTTCCCGAACGTAGTAGGGTTGTGTTTGCCACTGCCCATACACCAATATGGCTAGCTTTTGACTAGCCGAAAGGAGCATTGCCAATGGCGTTTTCAGACCCACAATCCATCACCATATCGGGAACAGCCATCTCACTACCCCGAGTTTCCTCGGGTGATAATGAGGGGAAGTTCTCGTCTGCTGATGGACTGGTCGATCTATCCGCTGCCCACACCTACGGGCGTAGGACGCGGAGGGTCCTGAGGGTCGATCATTCGAAGGTTACATCAGATCCGTTTATCCCTGCTCAGAATAGAGAAGTTTCCATGTCTTTGTACATGGTCTTCGATATTCCGAATCAGGGCTATTCGAACACTGATGCTATGGCTGTTTATACAGGTTTTAAAGGCCTGTACACAGCTTCTTCGGATGCTCTCGTCACCAAAGTTCTTGGTGGAGAGAGTTAACATTGCGAAAGCTAATGGATGGACAGTTCGATCCCCGAAGATTTTTCGAGGACTTACTTCTATCCATTATCGCCCTTGGTGTGCGAGTTTTGCTCGCACGTCTCGGGCGTCGCCGTGCTAAAACGACAACGAGGAGGTGAGATAGGGTACTTCTTTCCCTGCTGACTGAGGTCCCTCCCTTCGGGGAGGGACCAAAGTCTAGCTTGGATAGTAGGACCTGTTTCTCATCTCCTTGAGCAGCGATTAGTCACCGCTGCCCCCTCAGTGGAGGCCCCATCTGGCTAAGGAAAGCTAACCTCAATCCGTTAGGAAGGAGGGGCTTTGAAAAGCCTGATGATGCTCTGGGAAAAGGTAGCCAACGAATTGGCTACCAGGTGTAGCACTAGCGCCACCTTGGACATCAAATATGTCCAATGTCGGATGGAGGACGAAGGTCTATCGTTTTTAACGATGACCCTACCTACCTTTGGAAAAGACTTTCAACAGAGTCTTGACCTTGGGAAAGTAGATCGTTGCCTCTTTCAGGGTTTCTCCTGGAGAGGGGGTCTCCCGAAATTTCTTTCGGGTTTCCTCGGTCTCGTTTTCCATCCTAGCACTAGTGTGTTGCTCGACGAGCCAAATGTTGAGGCTATCTATGCCATTCGTCAGTTAACTCTGATGTTTGGTAAGATCCTCATTCCGTGCACTCCCGAAAGGGAGTCCGCGGCGTTTGACTCATTTGTCGAGTGTGAGCAGGATGTCCGACGTTCCTGGACCACGCTCAATTCATCTTTAAAAGATGAGTTTTTGCGTGTTTCCGGGACATTATTCGGAATGATGTTCTCTAACCTGGATCGACAGATCCGGGACGGGGACATATTACCGAAACATGGTCCTGGTAATGTTGCGGAGAAGTACTCCTCTAACGAGAAGTACTACCGCAGCATGTGGACACGTCGCCTTGAACACATATTCCCTTCTGGGGATTATGTTGTTCCGAATTCACGTTTTTGGCGTGAACTCGAACAGGTTGACATCCTCGAACCTGGTTCAGAAGCACCCGTAAGGGTTGTTTCTGTTCCTAAAACGCAAGAATCGCCTAGGATAATCGCGATTGAGCCTACCGCTATGCAGTATGCACAGCAAGGGCTCCTTCACGCTTTTCTTAGAAATCTTCGAAAGGATTATATCCTTTCCAAGATGATCGGTATTGATGACCAAGAGCCTAACCGACTCATGGCTCAACAAGGAGCCAGTAATGGTTCCCTGGCTACGCTCGATTTGAGCGAAGCCTCCGATCGCGTTTCTAATCAGCATGTACGGTTGCTCGTTCGCAACCACGCAACGCTTCGCGCTGCGTTGGATGCGACTCGCTCCCGGAAGGCTGATATACCTGGCTATGGCGTTAAACGCCTAGCTAAGTATGCGTCTATGGGTTCAGCCATGTGTTTTCCCGTAGAAGCAAGTGTATTTCTTACACTTATATTCATGGGGATCTCACATGCGCTCAACACACCTGTGGATCGAGAAATGATTAACTCATTTCTTGGTCGGGTGCGTGTCTTCGGGGATGATATTATCATTCCCGTAGATTATGTGCAACCCGTCATAGCCGTTTTCGAGTCTTTTGGACTCGTTGTAAATCGGCACAAGTCTTTCTGGACCGGAAGGTTCAGAGAGTCTTGTGGGAGAGAGTATTACGGCTCTGATGATGTTTCCATCGTCAAAGTCCGCAACCTCTTTCCTACTGACAGGAAGCAGGCCACGGAGGTCATTTCGATTGTTTCGCTTCGAAATCAGCTTTATAAGGCTGGTCTCTGGCAAACTACGAAATGGCTGGATTCAGTCATTGTTGGGATTTTGAAATATTTCCCAACAGTTCATGAATCCTCACCCGTGCTAGGACGCCACACATTCCTTGAGTATGAAACTCAAAGAATGTGTCCTCATCTGCATAGACCTTTGGTTAAGGGATATGTAGAATATGGAAGGCCGCCAGTTGATGAGCTGGGTGGTCATGGCGCCCTGATCAAATTCCTCATAAAGAGAGGATCTGATCCTCTTGATGTGGGGCATTTGGAGCGTGCTGGACGTCCTCGTGCCGTCTACACCAAGCCGAGGTGGAGCACTCCGTATTAACGGGGTGCTACCGTTTATAGACATATAAACGGTTGGGAGATTTGTATCTCCATTATGGGGCCCTCGGGTTACCCATTCAGGGAGATGCACGCAGTGC